CTCCAGGTCCATTGTGTAAGCTCCTTCGGCGTCAATGCTATGTGTTACTTTATCAATAAAATACTTCCCGTTAAGGTTGTAGGCGCCCTTAATCTTAATACAAACGCCGGAAACGATTTTAAGGTTTGCCCGGATGGTCGCTGTCATGGTGACCGCGCTCCGGTTCTCCTTGTTTACTCTGGCGCAGGCTTTTAACTGCGCGTCCGCCAGGCTGTCTACTTTTTCGTTTACGTTGTAAATACGGTTTCCGGATCCTACCTTAAGCGTCAGCTCCTCGTCGTCGTCTCCGTTCGTGTATTTAATCGTTGCGCCGGTATATGTGCCGGTTAAGGTTGTATTGTAGCTCCAGTCCTGCAGGTCGTTTATGTGGTAGGTTGCCACCGCCGCCTTTGCCTCGTACTTGTCCGCGTCGTATATGATTATTTTGCCGTAGTAAACCTTAATATAGAGCCCGTAGTCCTCGCACAAAGTATTTAAAAAGTCCGCGTCGGTCTTGCTGCTCTGCTCCAATGTTGCAATTTTAATGTTGGAAGCGTCATACTTTACCGTTAAGCCGTAGCGCTTGCCGATCTGGCTTGCTATCTCCTTAATAGTGACGTTCTTCCAGGTCTTTGTCCGCTCCGTTACCCGGAACGCCTGCCCCTCCGGAACGCTTACGCCTCCGATTTTACATATAAGCGTAGGACCGCTAAAGCTTAGGTCGTCGCAGCAGAATTTTCCACAAGAAAAGCTTTTGTCTTTTCCGGCTGCGTCCCAACTTAACGCCTTAATAGTCGCGGTCATTTTGTCGCCCTTGGCTGGCAGCCACTTGTTCGCCCACCGTAGGTCTTTGTTGCAAACGGTGAGGCTTAAAGTGTCGCTTTCGCCGGTGGCGGCGTCTGTGTATGAAAAGCTTTCCTCGTACTCCGCCATAGTGTCGGCGGTACGCGAGGACTTGCTTCCCTTTTTGGTGTAAGTTATATTTACTTTCGCCTTGCGTGGCGTCGTCTTGCTCATGCTCCGCCTCCTTTACAAGTCGTAAGGATCGACGTCGCTTTCGCTGTCGTCTGTCCGCCAGGGCGGCAGGTCGCCGTCCAATTCCTCCGGAAGCTCCGGGGTACTTAAGACGGCACCTGCTGAAAATATAAGGGTTTCTAAATGAGCGTAATTGTTCTGCATCAAGTAGTAGGCGTAACGCTCGTCGCCGTATACTTCAAGGGCTATTCTGTCCCATGTGTCTCCCTGCAGGGTGGTGTAAGTCTTTTTATTTGCCATACCCACCGACCTCCTTAAAACTTGGTCCTGTCGTTGTTTCTCTGCCACTCCTTCATAAGTTTGGCGAACTCTGCTTGACTAAGCTTGTCCGCCTCCTGTACGTCCTCTTTTGTGGCTGTGCCGTACAGGTTATAAACCGGCGCGTATGTGAAGGTACCGCCGCCCGCTCCTGCGAGCTCCGGTGTTCCGTCCGTTCCGCCTCCTCCGGCTGCTATTCCCTGCAGCTTTTCTATTAAAGCCTCGATTATGCTCTGCCCGCTGAAATTCTGCAAAATGTCCGTCATGATGCTGCGCATCTGCGTCCATAATGTATCAAGCGGCAGCAGCGCCTCCGGGCCCGCTTCGCCTGCTCCCTGCAACCCCTGGGACGTGTTCATAACTGTTGCCCCGTCGAAAATACCGCCGAGGGCGTTCCAGTTTACTGAAAACTGCGGAAGCTTTACGCTTCCCCCGTCGCCATACGACTCCGTTTTGTAGGTGGTCGTAATAACTGGGATCTTCGGTTTTGGAATAGTAATACTTAAATTTTCAAAAGCGTTTTTAACTGCTGTTGCTGCTTCCTGCGCCTTAGTCTTAACCGTATCGGCCAGGCTGCTCATGGCGCTCTCTGCGTCTGTCTGTGCTGTGCTCCATCCGTCGCTTAAAGCTCCGGTCGTGTCGGTTGCCAGCGTCGTTGCCGCCGCCGTAACGTCCGTAGAGCCTGCGGTTATGCCTGTACTTAGGGCTGTTATGCCTTCGGTACCTGCTGCCTCAAATGAAAGGTTGAGCGCGCTCATATCAATGGCGGAAGTGTCAAGCGTAAGATCGCTTAAGCCGTCCGTAAGTCCTGTCGTATAAGCCGCCGCCCCGTCCGTTCCGGCTGTTGTTGCTGATGTTAAATCTATCGCGGAGAAGGCGTCCGTACTTAGTGAACTCATGGCGTCGGTTGCCATGTAGCTGCTGGCCGTTATGCCTTCCGCATAGCTGGAAGCTGTGGAAGCTCCCGACTCTGTTGCCGCGCTGCTGTCGTCGTCGTCTCCGAAGCCGAAGAAGCCTAAGACCGCATTTTTTACGCTGCTTCCAATGCTGGAAGCCATGCTTACAATTCCGTCTTTTATGCTGCTTAATATATCCGCTCCAACCTGCAGCCAGTCCGTAGAAAAGAGCGTGTCTATAATCGCCGATATGATCTGCGGTATTGCCGCTATAATCTGCGGTATTGCCGCTATGATTCCCTGTACCAAACCGAGGACTAACTGAATAGCCGCCGTAATTATGGTCGGTAGCATGGAAATTAAGCCGGTTACTAAGCTTATGATCATCTGTATTCCGGATTGTAAAATCGTCGGCAGCATGGAAATTAAGCCCGTTATAAACTGGGTTATAAGCTGTACGGCCATCTGTAAAATCGTCGGCAGCATAGAAGCTATACCGCCTACCAGGCTAAGGACTAAATTCATGCCCTCCGTTATAATCTGCGGTAGCATCGCGACAATGCCTTGTATCAAGGTCATTATCATCTGCATAGCTGTTTGTAAAATCGTCGGCAGGTTGCTTACTAAACTTTGTACTAAAGTCTGTATAAGCGTAACGGCTGCCTGTGCGATCTGTGGAAGCATCGCGACGATCCCCTGGATTAAGCTCAAAATAAGCTGTACTCCGCCCTGTATAATAGTTGGTATCATTGAAAGTAAGCCGCTTACCAGGTTCGTTACAACCTGTACCGCCGTATTAAGTAATAGCGGTATGTTGCTTAAGATGCCTTGTACCAACTGTATAATGAGCTGTATTCCTATCTGCAGCAGGCTCGGTAGCATGGAAATAATACCGTTAAGCAAAGAGCCCACAAGCTGTATAGCTGCCTGTAAAAGTAAAGGCGCGTTTTGTGCGACGCTGGTCGCCAAATTCTGAACCAGCGTAATTGCTGTCGTAATTACTGTCGGTAGTCGCTGAATGATGCCGCTTACGAAGTTTACGACTGCCTGCGTACCGTTCGTAATAAGCGTCGGAAGCTCCGCCGCTATACTGTCCGCTAAGCCGGTTATAATGTCTATACCTGCCAGCAGGACCTCCGGTATCAAGGTAAATAAGCCGTTGGCGAAGGTCGTTAATACCTGCCCGGCGCAGTCTGCTACTTTGTCCGCGTTGTCTGCTATGCCCGTTACGAAGCTTTCTATAAGGCTTACGCCCATTTCTACTACGGTCGGGGCGTAGTCTGCTATAACGTCTACTACCTCGCTTAAGCAGGTACCGACGGCGCCAACCATCCCGGCCATGCCTCCGTCTGCGTATGCGTTGCTTAGCTCCTCGACCATACTCGTTCCGAGCTGTGTTACTTCCCTTAGTGGTCCGTTTAAGTCCTCGTATATGCTGATTCCTAAGTCTGAAAGACCGGATTGTAGCTTTGCTATATCGCCGTCTAAGTTGTCGAGCTGTATGTTATACATATCTTCGCAAGCTCCGGCGGCGTTGTCGATCGAGGCGCTCAATTCGTCCCAGCGTTCCCCGCTGTTTGCTAAAAGTGCGTTAGCGCTGGCGAGGTCGGTCTTGTTAAAAATGTCGTTCATTACGGCGTCTTTTTCCGCCTGCGTCATATTCTCCATGGACGAGCTCAACTCGCCGAAAATATCTTGCAAGCTTCGCATATTGCCTTGAGCGTCGTATACTCCGTTTGTGTACTTATCAAGTGCGGCGCTGGCTGCGTCTGTTGGCGACTGCAGGCTTAAAATTACGTTTCGTAAATGTGTTCCGCCTTCGGCTCCTTTGTTACCGTTGTCGGCCAAAATACCCAGGGCGGTGTTAAGTTCCGTAGTTCCTCCGGCGAGGTTTGATCCTGTCGCTCCTACGGTTAAAATAGCTTCGCCTAACTGGCTTACGGAAGTATTGGCTTTCGACGCTGTCATTGCCATCTGGTCGGCGAAGTTTGTTAAGTTGTCTTGTGTCGCCTCAATGTTTAAGGCGCTCATACTGTCTGTTACCATGTCAGACGCTGTGGCTAAGTCCATGGCGCCTGCTCCGGCTAAGTTTAAAACCGTAGGGAGGGCGGTTGCTGCCTGGTCGGCGTCGTAGCCTGCCAGGGCTAAGTAGTTTAAGGCTTCGGCCGCCTCTGTGGCACTAAATGCCGTAGTACGTCCGCATTCCCTGGCTGCGTCCTCCAGCGTTGCGTATGCTGCAGCTCCCTCCTCGGTTGTCTTATCTATAAGCATGGTCGCGCTGACCTGGCTCATAGAACTTTCAAACTCTTTACCTACGTTTACGGCTGCGGTCGCGATTGCTCCAACTGCTGCCGCGGCTGCTGCGGTTGCGGCGGTTAAAGTTTTCGTCATCGTGCCGATCCCGCTGCCTACGCTGCTTAAAGCACTCTTAAAAGAGGCGTCTACTTTTCCGGCGATCTTGATCGCTATTTCCATCTCTTTACTACTTGCCATAAGCCTCCGCCACCTCCTCTGCTATTTCTATAAGCTCAAAAATAGACAGGTCCTCAATGTCCTTGAGGCCTGTCTTTAATAAAATGCTAAGCCGTATAGTAAGCTTCCGAAGCTGTGAACCGTCCGAGGGTTTTAATCCTCGCCGTAGAAAAAATTTGTAATCTTGTTCTTAACCCGGACCGCTTCCTTGGGCGGTAATGCCTGGAAGAACTCGACCGGCATCTTTGTTGCTTTTGCTGCAAAAATGCACGCGTACTCTAAGGACATCTCCGGAAGTACGTTAATACTTCCGCTTTTCTCCATGATTCTCTGCGCCTGGATCATATCCTTGGCGCTTAAGTCCTCCATTCCGCTTAAGTCGATTTCCTCGTAGGTCTCGTCCTCGAAAACAAAAGGTTTTCTAAACTTGATCACGTACTTGTTTTCCTCGGCGGTGACCTCCTCCATCTCTGTGCTGCCTGCGATCTTAATCTCGTCGGCTGCCTTTGCGGTGGTCTGCTTCTCCGCTTCCTTTACTGTTGCTTCCTGCTCGAAACTGTTATTATTTGCCATACCTTACACCTGCTTTCTTACTTTTGCTAAAAGGTCCGTACCATCTACCTTGTACACGAAGTTAAGCTTATCAAGCTCAAACTTCTTTTTACTGTTGACTTCGATAAGAATATAAATGATCTCAATTTTAACACTGGATCCGGTTCCCTGGCCCTGCTTTACGCTGCCGCCTGTGAAGCCTTTACTCTTGCCTTTAATAACCACGCGGCTCGGCATAAAGTCGGTCGCCATGGTGCTCTCTACGATCGCCTGGGTGCTCATGCGTAAGGTAAGGCTTACAGCTTTACCCTGTGCAAGAAGTCCAAACATTTCCTCGTTAAGCGTTCTAAACGGGATCTCAATCTCCGAAGCTCCGAAGTGTCCCAGGAGCGGCTCGTCAATCTCGCCCAGAATACCGGGACCGCTGATTGTCTCCGTCAAGCCCTCGAAGTCCGGCAGGGTTACCTCGTCGGAAAGTCCGACGAGCTTCGTGCTGCCGTTGTATACGTTGTAAGCGTTAATCTTGGTAGGTTTCATTATTCTTCACCTCCTGTAAATGCTGCTTCTAATAAGTCCGGATCGAACTCTAATACGTCGCAGATATCCTCCATAGGCGGATAAGGTGCAAGGTGCGTTAAGAACTGCGCTTTGCCGTTCAAAATATCCGTTGTGGTGTTGTCTGCTGCTCTGTACTCTACGGAAACGCCCGCGCACTTGCCCTGGGCTGCGTAGCTGTTGCCTCTTACGTTCTCGGCGTCCACGATTGCCTCAACCTGGCGCGGATCGTTCGGATCGTCGACCTGCTGGTGATAGGTCAAAATAAAGCTATTTCCCCACCAGCTGAAAAACCGGCGGCAATTAAACCAGCGGTCCTTCGGATCTGTGGAAGATGGGTAAATCGCCGTATTGTTTCCCCAGGTAGCCCATCCGGAAAAGTTGTTAAAGGTGCATACTCCGTAGCTGTTTACTACGTTCGCCTGCTGCTCGTCTAAGATGACCTCGGTGCCGTCCTCTAAGCAAAGGCCGGAAATACCGACCGCCTTATTTGAAGGGCTAAGGTTTGGCACGTCGTCGTTGCTTGCGTCGGTGTACGCTGTAAGCGCTGCCTTAAGTGCGGAAGCGTGGTA